TCAAGGCGTGATCGGGCAGTCGCCAGAATGTCAGCGTTACTTTTGTCTTTGGCCGAACCGCCAACAGCAACTGCTGCTGCGGCTACGATGCCGGTAGGATCAGCCATTAAGGACTCCAATCACATCGGGTTCACGCATCATAAGGTATTCTTTGCCTTCGTGCTTAACTTTTTGTCCTGAAAACTCACCAAACAGCACATGATCGCCAACTTGGATGTCCATCGGGATCAAAGCGCCGTCTTCTGTGCGCTTGCCTTGGCCAACTGCTCGAACAAAACCTTGCGCCAGTTTGGACTGCGGCACAACAATCAATCCTTGCTTTTCAATTTCTTGCTCAATCAAAACACAATCTTTTAGCGGCTTGAAATTCATTTCTTGGCCTTTGGTTTGGCAGCTTCGCGCTTAACCGAGTAAGCAATTGCCACGGCCTGCTTGACGGGCTTGCCTGCGGCAACTTCAGCCTTCACGTTCTTGCGGAAGGCTTCGGGTGATTTGGATTTGACCAGTGGCATAGTTGTCCTTTAGGCAATTTGAATGACTGTAAGAATTACAGCAGGCGATGCGGGATGTATCGGCGCAGTTGCCGAAGCTGGATATGTAATTATGGACGATGTCCCAGCCTTGGTTGTCCAGCAAAACTGTATGTAATCATTTGCAGCCAAAGAATACACAAAATTAACGGTCAAAACATTGTGGCCGTTAATTGAGCCGTGTTTTGCTGGAGTGCCACTTATACTGGCAGAATTTGGGATATTTGTGCCATTTTTACGCACCCACAGCGTAAAGTCATCTACTTGTGCGCTTGTTCCCGCAACTTGAATGCTGATCGTAATGCTGTAAACGCCAGTGGTGCTGATGACAACTCTAGATGTCGGGCTACCAAGAGACACGCCATTAGACTCATCGGTGGTGTTTAAATCTAGCACAGTGACTGTTTCAGCCGCCGCCGTTTGAGGCCCGTCAATGTACGAAAAAGCGCCATAGTCGGCTTGCAAAGCAACGCCGGAAATGGCTGAATACGGTATGGTTGGTGAAGCAGTAACGGGGCTTGTGGAGCCGTTGCCGTATAAATAGCCAGTTAGCCCAGCAGTTTTTACGCTGGTCAAAGTGCTACCGTCTAAGTCTTGATCACGGTACGCAACGCCAATAGACTTTGTATCGCCCATTTATTTCTTCTTTGCAGTTTTAGCCGACTCTTTAAAGTCTTTGGCTGTTGGAGCGCCGGATGCGCCGGGCTTGCGCATCTTCTCTTTTGAGCCAGCGGCTATGCGCGCTTGCTTTGCGTGAATGTTGGCATAAAGCCCGGGTTTAGTAGCCATATCAACACTTCCATCGTTTAAGGGCCGCTTTAGCGCGTTCGCCATCCTTGGCGTTGGCCGCAACTGCGCCCATTCTTGCACAAAATGAATCCTTGCGCCCTTGGTCTGCCTTGGTCTTAGGATTGGGCGCTGGCGCTTTCAAATTACTGCCCGTTTCGCGGTTGTACTTAGCACGGCCCTTCTCGGTCAAGCCCGCACCCTTAGACACCGGCAATTTCTCGCCCCGCCCAACAGATAGTGAAACACTTTTCTTTGTCGCCATGCTCAAGACCCCATCCAAGAAGTTGTAACCCCAGCGCTGCCAGCATAAGCCCTGCGCTGGGTACTCTCATTGTACTCACGATGCGCCACAGGAAAAGCAAAAGTCACGCATATTGCATCAGCCGCATCAGGCGAGGCCAAGCCCCTTGCCTTCATGTCCTTTTTCGACTCCAAAAAGATCGTGCCTTTTGAATCCGGCTTGATCATAGGCGAAATTAAATCAGTTTTCAAGAATCTATCTTTCGGGATACTTGCACTTTTCAACCAATCCTTCATTTTCCCCCACATTTCGGCCCTTTTATTGCCATACATGATCGGATTTGCCGATTTATTGCCAAAGTTGACACCTTTGATTTTGTACCTTTGCTCCTTCAAGCGGTCAACAATGCCAGCACCTAGCCCACCTTCGTCAATCACCACCAGCGTTGGCTTAAATTCCTCAATGGCCTCAATAATGTGCCCCACCACCGTCATCGTGTCATCACCCCTGTGCCTGTCAATGCGCACAATATCGCGCCCTTGACGTATTGCAATCACCGTAGCATCAGCGCCAAACCTTGCAGGGTCAACTCCAATGATGATTGGCGCTGTCTGATCCTTGTACTTAGGCCGCGCCATGGCCTCATCCACAATGTTCGCCGGTATGAACTGGTCATCACCTTCAGAGGGGAACATGCCATAAACCTCAACGTGCGCTTGGGCGCTGTCTTGGCCATACTCATCAATAATGCTCTGGTATACCGCCTTATCTGTGCCCTCAACCGTTCTGGCATCCACCACCTTGTTTGTCCAAAAATCCCTCTTAGAGTTAAAACACTCATAAAAATAACCAGTATTTCGCCGTGGATTGGAAAACGCCAACCAAAGACGGTTTGGCGTGTTCTCAGTAAAGAATCCAGCAGTCACCGCCCAAATGGAGTCGTCAATACCACTGGCCTCATCAAAAATTACCATCACACCATCGTGGTTGTGAACACCAGCGTAAGAGTCAGGATTCTCCGCAGACCACAAACGGCCCTCAACCGCCCAATACCTTGTGCCCTTGCGTAAGTCTTTTTCAACCAGTTCAGTAAGCCAGTTCGCAGGCGCTACCTTGGTGGCCGACACCTCAAACCAGTGTGAGTTAAGGCTCATGGCCAACCACTTCGTAATTTCAGCCCATGTCACCGCCCGCAGCTGGGCTTCTGAGTTGGCTGAAATGATCGTTGTCGATCCAATGCGCGTGGATAACATCCAGATGGTTAACCAAGATACCAAGGCAGACTTGCCAATCCCTCGGCCAGAACTAACGGCTTGGCGCAGGGTTTCAAAATCTACTAACCCTTTCTGCCGCTTAACGTGCGCTGCAATGTCCCGTAGGACTTCGCGCTGCCACTTGCGCGGGCCTTTGAAGTGTTGAAGGGGAGTGTTCTCCTGACCCCAAGGAAAGGCAAACAGCACGAAGGCTTCGGGGTCGTCTGCGATCGCCGGTGTCCACAGCGTGGCCATCAATTCTTGTTCGTCTTCGGGTTTGTAAATTGTGGTTTGCATTTATTTATTAAAAAAAAATTTAAAAATGTTCGCGGGGCTACCGTTCCTGCGGCCCTTTCCCTCCGGCCCTACCCCCCCCACCCTCGGCCAGTGGGTGGGAATTTGCCTTGTCCACAGGCAGTTATGCACACTTGTCCACAATTACTTGTGCATAACTTAAACTGTAATACCTTGTCATTCCTTTTTCTGTGAATAACTTAGGGTCAACTTAACATAATGGTCATTGTATAAAGTAGCCTGCACTTTTCTGCTTGCCGAGCCTTCTTTTCGTTGCGTAAACGCAACGTGTGCGCGTGCGCGTAGTTCACAAAAATCTATGCGAAAAGCGCATAACCTTGCTTCATTACGCTTCTTTAGCATCAACATCTACTACGTTACTGTCGTCATTCAAGACACGCTGCTTTGCTTCTTTGAGCGCATCCATGACGCTGATTCGGTTATCTGTGACGGCAACATCAATGCGATCACCATAGACTTTGGGCTTAAGTTTAGAAGCCACCCATTTACGGGCATCAACTTGCATACGCTTTTGTTGCACCCACGCACTGGCTAACGGGCCTTCTAAGCCGTCTGGCATCTGTTCGTCAGCCAACTCTAGGATTTCTTCAGCCAAGCGATCTGCGCGGTTCTCAATGGCTTTCTCATACATTCCCCGAAACTCAGGATTGTTTTTAACCATGAGCATGACGGCATGGTATGACGGCATTCCTTCAGCCTTAATTGCCGTACTTAGGCTTTTGCCAATCGACATCTGCTCACAGATGGTTTTCCAGCACGGGTTATCAATTCCAAACACAACTGGACGGCCACCAGGATGTTTCTGCACTGTCATCTCTGACACCAAGTTTTCAGTCACTTGTAAACTCCTAAAAAAGCGAGGTACTCACGCCGATGGCGCTTTCCCCCAAAACATGCGGCAACTGCAAAGTGGCGCACGGCATCATGTTATCACTTCGATCTCAACTTTGTACACCTTTGCACCGGCTGACCTTTGGGCATACTGCCAATCCACCAAGCTATTGCCATCGTCCACGCCAAGCCAATCAGCAACGCCATCACGCACAGCCTTAAAGCCAGACTGAAGGTTATCCCCATCCAAACGCCTTGGAGCCACTCTGGTCAGCACAACGGTCACTGGCAACACTTCCACCCCAAAAGACTGCGCAACAGCCGCCAGCGCGTTTTTGGTCTTTTGCCGCTGACTTTTGGTCAACCTAGCTTTCGCTGCCCAATGCAACCGCATGTTGGCCACTGACACAATTTTCATGTCCATTTCCACTTCAATCATGGCCACCTTCCCCATCCAATACCAACCCACCCAAAACACCCCAAAAATTGCCGCCGTGTACCGAAACCCTTTTTGTACCGAACCTGAACGTGTCTATAGACACGTTCGGTACGTTTCGGTACACCACAGGGGGTTTGCTTCGGTACATTTCGGTACGTTTCGGTACATTTCGGTACACGCTTCGGTACATCAAGCCTCTGTACGTTCTGTACCGATTTCGGTACTTTTCGGTACAGTTCGGTACACACCAGAATTCTCCAAAACCATGTTTTTCTTGGCCAATGCTTCAATGGATTCTTTGAACCGCCGAGCGTTCAAACCATGGCTTTTGGCAGAATCCCGCCATTCATCGTAGTCCACCATGGCAGCAAAACCCTCAATCCCGTCTGCTGCCCGTTTGACTTCAATGGCCACCAAACTGTTCAAAGCAATGCGCTGGTTGCCGGACAGAACCACCCGCTTTTGGATATTACCCATCAGCCCGCTGATGTCTACGGCGGTCAAATAAGCACCCTTAACTGGCAGGCCGTGCTTGTCTTGGATGGGCAGATCCACTTGTGTGATCTGAAAGTTTTTGGGTGCAGGCATTTCTGCATCCTTCATTTTTTTGGATTCAAAGGCTATGGTTTTGGTTCCCGAATCCAACTGGCAGCGATACTCCGCATCCAGTGCGCCCTTCAAGGCCGTCGATCCACGGCTACGATCCTTGTCTGCCACGCCTGAGTGGTGAACCACTAAAACGCAACATTTCCATGGTTGGCGAAGGTACACGTCAAGGTGCTGAATGAACGCATTCATGTCTTGGGTGCTGTTTTCGTCACCACCATGGTTTCTGGCCAAGGTGTCGATGATGATCATGGATGGGACGGTTCCCGCTTGTTGTGACAACTCTTTGATGGCTTCTGCCACCACTGCTGCCTCAGTTGCGTCATACAGCTGCGCTGCCCTATGGCTTTTGTACAGTGGCGCACCGTCCAAGGTCTGCCCATTGCCTAGTTGCCACGCCTTAAAGCGCCGTGCAAGGCCGTTGTGACCTTCGCCAGCAATGTAGAACACCGAGCCTTGCTTGACTTCGTGGCCATGCCATGCGCGTCCGGTGGCCACGCAGCAGGCCAAGTCAATGGACACGAAGGATTTACCCCCGCCTGGGTCACCGAACACTTGCGCCAGCGAGTCGCTCTCAATGTAATCGTCAACGATCCAGTTGATTTGGGTCAGTTCTAGGCTATCAATTCTTGAGAACTCAAACGCCAGTTTGTCCCGCATGGGGCCAGCTACGCGCTCAATTTGCTCTTTGACGGCATCCAGACCTTGCAGGCAGTGAAGGTCATTAAAGTCTGTTGGTTTGTTGTCCACCATATCAGAGTCCCCAAATGATGGGTACACAATTTCGCCAAACACCAAGGCAGCCGCCGCACGGCCTTTTGTTACGCCAGGGTTCCCTTCCGTGAACTGGTCATTGTCTGCGCCGATGATTATTTTTGAGCCTGGGAACATTTCTTTGGCAGACTTGGCTACCTTGGCCAAGTTCCCACAATCAAACGCCACCATGACCGTGTACCCCGTCGCCTCATAGATCGATGCACAAGTGGCAAACCCCTCACCCACAAACACGATCTTGCGGTTACCCCGCAACTCATAAAACCCACCCTCAATCTTGCCACCTTTCAGGAACCGCTTGTTGCCATCTGCATCGATGGTCTGGTACGACAGGATTTCGCCACCTTGGTCAATGACCGGCACAACCAAACGCCCTGCACGATCAATCTTGATCCCGTGAGCGCCAACGTGCTTCCTGACAAGGTAAGGATGGTCATCAGACGCATCTGCATACGTCCCAACCTCATCTTCTGCACGTTCGGCTGCTACGGCCTGCGAAGCCAGCCTGTCAGCTTCCTTTTTGGCTTTGACTTCAGCGATCCACTTGTCATGCTCAAAGCGCTCAGTGAATGACATTGCACGGCCAGTATCTGCTACCCACTTGGCCTCAAACACTGGCTCTTTCCAGCACCCTGCAATGCCAACAGGCACTTTGCCACTGGAGTGCAAGATGTACCACCCATCAAGCGCACCCTTCTTTGACGACACATGCGCCACCCTGTGGATCTCACCATCAGCAATGATCTCTTTGATCAAGAGGCCACTGGCCTCGCAGTGCTTCCTGAACCCTTCCTCTGGGTTGATTAGGTCTTGGCTCTCTGTGGCAACTGCGAAGCCGTTGGGGAATATTGTTGTTAGGTTAGTCATTAGATTCTTTCACTGAGTAATTTCCATGCTGTTGCTGCGCAAAAGGCCACTTGGCCGTTACCCGCGCACTTAAGTCTGTCCACCCGATTGGCCACCCCATCAACCATTCGTAAAGGCTCGGGTTGATTGAATGTGGAATATGTGTCCCATTCTTGATTGCATTTTTGTACGCTCCAGAACCGCCGACATTCCCGCCTCCGCTTGGTGTTGTTGGTGTTGGCCATTTCGAGGGGGGGGGGGGAGGAGGGTAATTTAGCGACAATCCAAATCCTGTCCCTTTGATGGAATGCTCCAACGTCTGCTGCTCCCAGCACTCCCCATTGAGCATCAAACCCCATTTGGGCAAGGTCGCACAAAACTCTGTCGAGTCCTCGAATAGTGAGCATTGGTGAGTTTTCAATGAATGCGTATCTGGGTCGTACTTCGCAAATGACCCTTGCCATTTCTCCCCAGAGTCCTGATCGCTCTCCATCAAGTCCTTTGCCTTTTCCTGCGGCACTAATGTCCTGGCATGGAAAACCGCCTGTGACGACATCGACTTTTCCTGCCCAGGGCTTTCCATCAAATGTGCAAATGTCGTCCCAGATAGGGAATCTAGGTAAGAGTCCATCAGCTTGCCGTTGCAATAAAACTCTGCGTGGGTAATCTTCGATTTCAACGGCGCACACGGTTCGCCACCCAAGCAAATGTCCTGCGAGGATTCCCCCCCCTGCACCCGCAAATAGTGCCAACTCATTCACGTTTGCTCCACAAGTTCAGGCCAAATAGATTGCCAACTGCCTTGGCACACCATCTGCCGAGTAACCCGCCCCTCGGTTTGCTGCTCTACCCGAACGGCCTCCCACGCTGACATTTCACGCCTGCCGGTGAGACACTGGTAAAGGTATTGCTCATTGATGCCAACTTTTTCTGCCAGTTGTCGGCGCTCATCTGGTGGTATTTGTGTGTTCATAGGGCATTGACTCTAGCACATTGATAGAGTTTTTTAACAATAGGGAAAACACCTATGAAAATATTTCTAGCAAAGGGCTTGACAACATCTAGCAACTCGCTAGAATTCAAAGCGTGGCAGGGAAATTGGTTCTCTGTCCATCACGCCGAAAGGCCAAAGGAAAAACAAAATGACAAACGCAACACAAACAACACGCAACGAATCAATGTATGGCTTCAATGATATTGAGGGCTACATTGACCAAGTTAAAGAATCTATCACTTACAAATTACATGGTGGCCATTTTGTAGTAGCAGGCTTGATGTCTGATGCTCAAGAGCAAATGGGCTACGGCAACACAGAAGGCGCACGCAAAACCCTCAACATTGCCAAGACCATTATGTTCCAAATCATGGATGGTGATTTGATTGGCACACGTTCTACACGCGCTTAAGGAGTAAACAACATGAACCGCAAAACAGTTTTTACTCAAGGCAACATCACCATTGTTCGTGTCCAGGACTATGGCTTTCGCTGCAACACATTGTCATCTAGTTGGGAAATCCATGTTGATGGCAAATTTCGCTGGTCTTGCTTGCGTTTAAAAGATGCCAAAAAATCCATTGCCAACAACGATTTCTCAAACTAAACCAAACGGGGCTTCGGCCCCCAATCTGCCGCAAGGCCACAAAGGAAAATCAAAATGAACGCAACTTACACAGCCCACGTCGCAACTGATCTTTACAACGCCGGTTACTCATGCGACGGTCACCCCTTTATTGCCGAACAGTATTACGTCATTATCGAAAACGCAGCTGGCCGTCGCTTTCGTCACACAACAACTTTTAACGGCACTCAAGAAGTTGTTTGCCCAGAGTCTGGCGATTCTTATTTTCCCGATCTGCGCCAAGAAGCATCAGCCAAAGCCGTGCGCTTGTCTATTCGTGTTGAAGCTGCGCTTCAGTCTGGTAAGTTTTTATCACCCACATTTTGGGAAGAAATTGATCCAGCTTATGGTTCTGACGAATACGCTTATCAAGGCACAGAAGCCAAGCGCTTGTTTGCCGAGAAAGCCGCAGCCTAATCCAACCCACGGGGCCACGGCCCCCGAAAGCACAACATGAAACACAGCAAACATTTTTACTACCCCGAAATCAAAAACGAAAGAATCAATGCACGGGCCGATGCCGCATTGGGTTTCCTCACAGCCCTTGCCATTGGCGTTGGCTTGGCCGTCCTACTGGTTGCATGGTGGTCAGCATGACTTGGCCATTCCCATCATTCCCAAACCCCAAGGACAAGGGCAACCGTGTTCCAAAGTTCAACCCTGACAACTTTGAGGACGCGCCACTATGAGTTACATCATTGCATCCTTGCCGCCCATTAAATGTTTTGTACGCAAGGAATTTCTCTACAACTTCCAAAAGGGGCATGGCGAACTGGAGCCTGCCGTTTGGGTGAGTCTGAAGGCTTTGCGTGGCCAAGTGTTTCGTATTGAATCACTGCTGCCTGCCTATGGCGCTCTTTACGACAAACTGCCCATCCACGCCTACGTCTGGCATACAGATGCCACGTTGTCTGGCGATCTACCCGTTGACATCTTGCAATTGTGGGACTGTATGGGCTACCGATTTACCATCCTTGAAAAGATTGGCCTACGCAACCTTGGCGTAAAGTTTCTTGGCAAAGACCGTGAGTGGCACTTTGGGCGGTACATGTTTACGGTGGACTTCTGTGCTGACGGCATGGACTTGGACACGGGCTTCACCGAGCAAGCCGAGGAACACAAATCGTTTAATTGGATTGCTTTGGACAATGGCCAGTTTGCCTGCCAGCCAAACAACCGATGCCTGTGGTATGACCAGAGTCTGATCCCTGCTGAGACAAAGTTTCCTGACTTCCAAGCCGCAAAGTCTTTGTGGACGGTGGACGGCACACGCAAGTGGTCTGCGGGTGACGATTGGTTTTACAACATTGAGGAGAAAAACACATGAACCGTGACGATATTGTCCGAATGGCGCGTCTGGCCGCTACGGGCGCTGCACCCTTGGCCATCTTTACCATTGAGGAACTTGAAGCCTTTGCCACTTTGGTGGCTGCGCATAACCGCCAAAGGATTAAGCCTACACCGGCCTGCCCCAAAGGGATCATTGAATTTGAGTGCGAACTTGAAGGGGTTGATTTGGTTTGTCACCTGGAGTACATGCCTGAAGAACTTGGCTCACTTGACGGTGATGGCTTACCTAATGAGCCTGACTACCCCGAAACTATGGAACTGGTCAATGCCTACATCAAAGGCACTGACATTGACATTGGGCACTTGTTGCTTCAATCCCTTGTAGACCACATTACAACCACCGCACTTGAGGACATGAAAAATGACGATCTCTGAACTGGCAGCACAGCTGCGCAAAGCCAAACAAGCCGAAACAGATGCCAAGGCCGAGCGCCTGCGCATTGAGAATCTGATCACAGATCAGTTTTCTAAGCCCGAATCAAACGAAGGCACACACAACGACGAAGAATTCACCATCACTTGGAAGTTAAACCGCACGGTGAATACTGACCAGTTGGCTGCCGATTACGAAGA